GCTCTAGATCACGCGCAGTGTGGAAGTCGGGTGCTACAGTGGTTACATCTTCAATGCACTTGTAGACTACTCCCTCAGTGTTGTCATATACACGTTGTCCTACTGTGTATGCCTGCCCACTTGTCCATGCAGCTATATCATACATGCCCTTCCAATCTGCGAAGCAAGGATTGTCTGGCGAACCGTAGCGCATCATGAAGCCGTCAGGTGTGATTACGAAGCTACGACCTTCAATGGTGCCACAGCCACAGTTGAACTTGGTGCCTTCTAGTGTCTTGAAGCGTGACCAAGCGTATAGCTTCAACTGCGGTACATAGTGATAGATGTAGCCAATGGTCTGGTTGTTGATAGGTTGAACTTGTACAGCTACTCCACCACCACCAGTGCTAGTAGGAGGTGTAGTTGGTAGATCAACCGCGATGCTGATGAGTACGTAGTCCTTACTCAGGATACTCACCACACGCCGACGACCATTGATGCTAGTTGCAAGTATGTTGGCGAAGCCTACTGCACCTGTGATGTCAATCTGATCATCTACATCTAGCTGATGGTCATCATGACGCATGATCAGCGTGCGCTTTGTGAACTCATTCAGTATCATGTCTGTGTCGAAGTAGAACGGATCACGCTTTAGATCACGTATGTCCTGTGTGTCATACTTAGGCAGATAGTAGTGTACAGCTTTGTTCTTAGCATCATACAAGCCGAATGCCTTCAAGCGCATTGTCTCTTTACGCAGCCTGCCGATGTGTGCGCTCATCATAGTTTCGATGTAGTTGCTAACACGCTCAGCTTGCACTGCGTTGCTCACTGTAGACAGCTTCGCACTAGGAACACCGTTGAAATCAACCATGAACACGTCGCTGCCTATCTCTATGATAGTACGCGGTGCGTTGGTGCCGAAGCCATTGAGTGTGTCAATAGGTACTGGATCATGTAGTGGGCTGCTTGTGCCACTTATAGTGACCTCTGGCCCATACTTCATCATCGTTGTAGCTGTAGGTGTGATGACTAACACTACGTCCTTAATCGTAGCGAACCCGCGCACTGTTTGCTCAGGGCTAGCAACGATCTTCGACATGTTGATGTCTACAGCTTTACCAGGGTTGGTAGAGCCTACATACACCTGTGCAGTGTTCTCGTCTGAGATGCGTATAGACGTTGCACGCTCTGTGACATCTAGCAACTCTGTATCATGAATGGTGAAGTATCTAAATGCTGACTTACACGCATCAAATGCTGGGATGTTGATGTCACCATTCACACCATCTAACAGTGGTGCAACCCAATCTGTCTGCGTGAAGTCAATGCGTAGTGGCTTATCACGTCCATTGCTACAGATGAGTGCAGAGCCGAAGATGTCACTAGCAACCATCTCCGTGAATGTCCACGCTATAGGATTGAGTGGACGTGCTGCTGTGATCTCTTGGCTATAGATACGCACTGCCTGCTTATCACGATCAATGCGTATGATCTCACCTGTGCTACTCCAGATGATGATGTAGTTCGCAAAGTACTTGCACTCTACAGGCTCACCACCGAGTAAGTATGCGTCCTTCACATAGTTGACAGTTGTATCTGTAGACGGTCCAGCCGCTGTAGCACGATTAGTGACTACAATCTCAAACTGGTTAGCATTCAACACACGTCGTATACCATGCGTGCGGTTGATCATCTCTGGCACTATGCCATTCCAAGTATTGCTCCAATTACTGAATGTTACATGTTCGTGAACAGCACCTAGGAATGGGTGAGCTACCCAATCGACTAGAATGATGCGCTCTGTGTTAGATGTCACATTGGTTGTGAGTGTGAGACTAGTAATAGAGCCACTACTCGTTGCACCTTGTTTCAACTTATACCACATCTCATAGCCGTAGCGTGGACCTACACGCCGATCTGTGTATGTGATCATGTTGTCGAACACAGGAGAGAACTTGCTCGTTAAGTTCTGCTCACTGTCAACTACGTTCAAGCCACCACCGAAATCTCTGATAGTGGTGTTCTGTAGTTTGCTAGTAGGACGTGGTTGTTTAGGTCTACCAAGTGGCTTCAGTGTGCGTGATAGCATCTGTACCATCATGCCCACCTATTCCAGATGCTGCCGCTTGAAGCTGCTACTGCTAGCGGTATAGTGTGCTGTGTTCTGTTGAACTGACTTAGAGCATCTTGAAACAGCACACGGAACTTGTCACTAGCACCAGGGTTAGTGCCGTCGTCTTCTAACACATCCCAACAGGTGCCTAGCAACAACAACTGCGTGTCCATGTAGATGACATCAGTGTCTTCTTCAAAGTCGGCAGGCTTAGTGCGATATGTGATATACACATTGCCAACAGAGTTAACTGGCAGTACTTTGAACATCTTCGTCTTATCAGTGACAAAGGGCCTAATGCTAGGATACTGGATATCTATATCGCGCGCATTCATAGGTGCAATAGGCAATGGATTATGCGAGTTCTGCCACATCACTGAGTGTAGATCACGCCAATCATAGAGCAAGACTGTAAGATCACCGATGATAGTACCAGTGACACCATCTAGTGTGTATGGCTCTTGATACGTTGTATAATCAGGCAACCAATATTCTCTAAAGATCAAATCAAACTTATGTTGTACAGCTAACTGTATACGTGGTTCAGCGTATATCTGTGCATCTAATCCTTCAACTAGAGCTAGCCGCTGCAACACCTTAGTAACAATGCTGCCGAACGTAATCATAGCTCGCTCCTGTTATAGTGAAGTAGCCCACATACTGGGGTGTATGTGAGCTACCCCGTTGTCTAGCTACCGGGAGGGAGCTGCTAGACTACTGCGGCTCATAGAGGTCATCACTCTTGACAACCTTTTCAGAGCCATCTTCAAAGATCATAGTCACTTGGTCATAAGGTGTGCTCAACTCATAACCATCATCACCATTACGCGATGATCTAGTAGCTACGATCTTCTTATCTCCAAACGTAGTTCGCAGCTTCTTAGGCTTCGCTGGTGCTTCTGCCTGTGTCTGTGCAGCGTGTGGTGGTTGGTAAGCAGGTTCTTTAGCCATTGTATCCTCCTTTATGCAGTCACGTGTGAGAAGCGATACGCAGTAGTACCATTAGGTGCCGCTGCAGGAGTGTAAGCACCACGTGGATCACCGCTAGTGAGCGTCTGCGTAACTACACCTGCAAGGAGTGCACCCGCTGCCGCTGTCACCTCATTCGCTTGCTCGCCGAGCAATGATGTGTGCACTACTTTATAAGGCACACCGAGGATAAGACCAACACCGATGCTATAAGTAGATGCTATAGGCGCTGCAAGATATGCAATGTCCTTGAACATCTTCTTACCAACAACAGGAGTGGCACCCGCAAGTGCGAATGTCTCTCTCATTGCCTGACCGAGATAGTCGTAACCTACCAACGTAGCGTTGCCAGTAGCACCAGCAAGACCTACAACGGTGACATTACGACCATAGCGACCCATCAGCGCGTCAGTCTGTATAGCTGTAGGCACAACATTGCCTGCAGCAGCGAGAACGACACTGCTAGCGAGCGCAGTACCACCCGCTGCAACAGGTGCAGGGATGTCAACAGTAGTAAGTCCATCAACGCCAACGTCAGCCGCGTAGCAGCATTGATCTACACGGTGACTGACACGTCGAGTGGACGGTACAGCAACTTGTACAGCCATGATTTAGTCCTCTTGTTTGTCTGTTAGATCGACGCTACCAAGCAGCTTGTCGATGATGTTAGGATCACTCTCGATAAGCCGCGTCATAGCATCAAGTGCTTGTTTCTGTCGCTTGTCTAATGCAGCGTTAACAGGCTGCACTCCAACTGGTGTATCATCGCCACCTTCCATGAATAGTGGCACCAAGTTCTTATCGAGCTTCATCCTCACAAGGTCTTCGTGAGTGACAAACACACTGTCGCCACGTAGAGTGCGTACAATGTAGCCGTCAACCTCAACCTCAGTAGGCACCACACGGAAACCGATTTCGTCTTTCACAGTGCGATTGACTACAGTCTTACGCTTCATCGGTTCAACTGTGTATGCAGGCACAGCTTTCTGCTTCTGATCCATGCTGAGTGCTTGCATAGATCGCTTATTCTCAAAGCTGACTACTGGTGTTGGCTCACTAGCCATTGTAACTCCTTTAGTCGTTCACTACAGCGTGTGTGCGGTATTGCTTCCACGTTGCGAACTGACATTGGGTGATGACACGCTGACCGTAGCCGTCGATAGTCCACGGTGCAGTGAGGTCAACATTCTTCATGTTGTTGTCACCGAGGATGTGCATACGGAGATACGTGTCATTGAGGAAGTAGCTACGATCAACTGGGCAGCTTTCATCGTAGATGATAGGCACACCGTTGTGCGAGATGCCATCAAAGCCCAAGTCCATCATGCGCTTGCCCGCTCCTGTGTTATTGAGTGGGATTGTAAGCTTGCTGCGAACAGCAGCCCTATACAAGCGATACTGATTACGACCTGTGATGATGACTTTGGGACGCTCAGTACCTTGTTTGAGATCAAGAAGTACGTCGTCATATGCTTCTTCGATGTTCGTAGCGTTGAGAGTACCTGCGAAGTCATATGACGAAGAGCGCCATTGTACTTCTGTAGCACGATCCACACCGGCAAGAGAACCAACAGTAGGATCATCAGGTACAAGCAGTGCAAGACCATTTGGATCGTTGCCACCACCAAGTCCGTACAGGTATGCGCTGAACTTCTCCTTGATTGAGAGTTCAAGAGCTTCAAGCTTGCCCTGCAGCAGCTTAACTGCAGCTTGTTCACCTTTGTTTTCGTCCTCTTCCTGATTGCTGATGATAACAGTGCCAGCAATACGCGACCACCTATATTCCAACTTGATGAACTCTTGCGTCTGCACCACTGGCAAGCTGTCGTAGTAGCTATAGCTGCCAACAGTGGGATTGCGTCCAGTCATCAGCGGGTTCGTGATGTTGTAACCGCTGCTCTCATTCTCAATGCGTTCACGTGCGAAGCACCAAGCCATGAGCGCGTTACTCTGCATAGCTGCGATGATGAGCTTCTTCCTAGAACGCTCAATCGTCGTAGCCAGTACGTTCTGAAGTACAGGCATGTTCTGTGTACCTTATTTAGAGTTGAGTTCTGTGAACACTGCCGCTGCTATGTCTTTCCACGGAGCATTAGCGCGGAAGTCTCCACGCGAGTTAGCGTTGTTAGTTGTAGTCATGCCGCCGTTTGGCTGTACACCGCGCATACTGCCTGGTGTTGATCTTCTCTGACCACCATTGCCCTGTTGGCGCTTCATAGCTTGCTCAATCTGTGGCTTCAGTGGTGATGTGAAGTCAAAGCCTCTACGCTCGACCCAACTACGTAGTTCAAAGTACGCACGCTCTGGTGTAAGACCGTGCTGCTGTACTAGATTGCTGATCTCTACCCCATGCGTTTCAGAATGAGGGTGTTGTTGTACAAACTGCTCCATCTGCACTTGAGCACGTTCTTCTATTTCAGCTTGACGCTGACGTGCTTGTGTCTGTTTCTCTAATGGACCTAATCTACGATCTAGTTCATTGGTAATAACACGTGCGTTGATCTGTGGTACGGCATCTGTACCGAATAGCTGTTCCATAGTGACACCAGTAGCAAGCACACGCGCAACTATATCGCGCACTGCCATCACTGGGTCTTTCTCAGCCATAGCACGTAGTGCGAGTGCTTCCTGTGCCATCTGTGGCGACAGGTTGTTCTGCTTCATCGCTTGATCTAACGCAGCGAACTGTTGCATGTGCTGCTGCATCTGCCTCATCTGACGTGAGGCTTGATTAGCTGCGTATTGTGCACGGTTGAGGTTGTAAGCTAGCTGCTTCTCACGCCGTGTAGATGCTACAACTTCGCCATTCTTACCTAGCAACTCGCCACGTGGACCTTTGCGTGGTTTGTCAGGAAACAGTTGATCATCTTTAGCTGGCTTGTGTCTATCACTGCCGCTTTCAGCTTGCTGACTACCATCGCCACCTTCAGCTTGACCTTCTTCAACACCTTCAGGGTGTGATATAGGTTGATCTTGCTGCTGATCTCCACCCTCATCACCACCTTCTTGCGGTGCGTCCTTGATACCGAAGCTATCGCCTACGGCACTCATCAAGTCTTTCTCTTCTGGCATTGTAGCCTCCTACGCAGCGGCCCCTTGCTGCATCTGTTGTATCATCTGCGTAGCTATATCAGCTACACTCTTACCACGTGCTAGTTGCACACCAAGTTGCTGCTTCATCTCAGGCGGCAAGCCGTCAATAAGTCCCGCAACCTGTTGCACGATTTGGGCTATGTCGTCAATCTGCGGACCACTGCCACCGCCTGATTGTCCACCACCTTGAGGACTAGCACCACCTCCACCACGTTGTGCTTGCATCTTCGCTAGCATCAACTCCTTCATCCTATCCTGGCCTTGTTGTGCCTCTTGTCCTTGTTGACCTTGTTGCTGCACTTCGCCAGGAGATGGTGCTGATGTCTCTTTCATGATGCCTTTGTAGATAAGCTCCCAATCATCTTGACTTACTACGACATTATCGAATGCCTGGGAGAGAACCTTGAGGGCAACAACAGCGGCAATCGGTGTTGCACGTGTAAACTGCCCAATGATCTGACTAATTTGTAGAGCTTGCTCCTTCTTTGCACGTGAAGTCGGTTTGAGTGTACTTCCACCGACAACGCGGGGAGTAAACGTCTGTCTGATTGCCTGAGCATCCATCTGTTCCCAGTCTGCAGCGAACTTTTCACCTAGTATGCTGGCAACTTCCTCTTGTTTCATGAACTGCATACACATTTGTGCTACTAGCCACAGCACAGTGCCTACACTGTCTTCAATTGCGTCCATCTTCTCGTCAGCACGTGTCTGAATTTGACTTTCGTAGCTCTCAATCGCCTTGTTTGTGGTGTTTGTCTTGTATTCTACACCACGTTGCACTGATGCTACACCAGATAGACGGTCGATTGCCTCTAGAACAGGCTTTTTGTCGAAGAACTTGATCGCTTCAGCACTAGGTGGGAGTAGTGGACCTAATATGTCGCCAATCTTCTTGCCTTCAGGCAAATCTACGCCGAGTGTGTTAGTATCTAGCGTGCCTGCTATGAGGCTCTCAAGCATAGAGCCATCTTTGACGCTATTCTTGTCAAACACCACCTTACCAGCGGCGAACTTACGTACCTTAGCCCACTCGTTGTTGATTATGTTGATGTCGTCCTGTTGATCGAGATAGTAAGTGACTTCGCCCTTTGCGTACATGGTGATGGGGTCTGTATGAAACTCCATAGGCACAACGCTGAAGAATTGATCGAGCGCGTAAGGATCATCCCACACCCACAGTGGATAACACCAATCGTTGCAGTTGTAGAGTTCAACACGACGAGTAACTTTATCCCACACATAGACCACCTTCGTCATCTGTGCAGCTAAGAATGACTGTTGATCTGCGTATCCGTACTTAGCGTACTCGCTTGTACTGTAACTAAACAGTTGGAAGTTGTCTGTCTGACCACGCTCACCTTGATCTGGTGATATTCCAGCTTTGATAACATTCGTAGGTGAGAATACACTTTCGTATTCATCGCTATCAGGCTTCTTTCTCCCATAGCGAGCGCGAAGAAGTGAAGTGTACATGAGGTCTTCAATCATCACCCAATTGCAGGCACCACTAAGGTCTAGTTCGGTAGCTGTAGGATCGACTATGATCTGATCTGGTCTGCGTACCTTACACCACGGGCCGCTGGGGGTGAGCATGTCAATTGTTTGCTCTAGTGCGAGCAGCTTGCCCTCGATGTCTTTGATGTCCTTCTGACTGCTAGCCTTCTCTAGCTCTAGGCTCAGCTTCTGCACCTCTTCTAGTGCAGCTTCGCTACTCTGTTCGCGTAGTGTGTAGCCTACCTCAAACCAACCGATGTTAGTCAGCGATGTGCTGACGATATTGCGCTTGACCTTGCGCTTGAGGTTCAACCCCGGTGATGTCTTCTTACTAGCTAGCGTATTGACTAGCCGTTCTACTGTACGTGCCTTCTGTTCGTCTTCTTTATCTTCACATGTGAACTCAGCGTCAGGGTTCTTTGTGAATAGCAGTGGTACTAGTGCGCTGACGTTAGCGAAGACGATGTTCTCTGTACTGTCGAACGTGCCTGTTAAAGACTTCCCACCTGTGGTGTTATCTTCGCCGTGTGGGTTGCTATTGTGGCGTGTGTGATCGTGTCTATAGTACCTGTATGCCTCGTTCCACGCTTCGACACTCTTACTCATAGCACTCTTGCCTTGGTCATATCTACTACGCCACAAGGGGCCTCTATGCTTAGAGACAGGTATCTTGCTCTCACCTATAACACGGTAGATAGGCTGGTCGCCTTCTACTACAGCAGCATCATCCTTCATCACACCGTCGTAGGTGTTGAACTGTGCTGCATCCTGAGGATCAGTGCCAGGTTCAGCAGTACGCTTGTACTCTTCACCTTGATCATACTCAGCCATATCTGTGGCCCCTTGGATTGTTAGCCTTCTTATCATGCTCCTGCCACAGCATCCAGCTAGGAACACGCTCATTTTCAGGCGTGACGTAGCGACCTATATCAGGCATGTCACCAAGTAGGTACTTAGTAGTGTCCATAGCGTGGTCATTGCGATCTACGGGTTTGTCAATGCGTTCACCAGAAGTAGATTGCTGCCAGAAGTAACCAGAAGCTTCATCTGTCCACCAATCGAGCTTCGCGTTGATGAATAGGCGAGGTGACCCTGCAACACGTTGTACGGGATGAAGCAGATTGCGATTGATGTTGAGATAGCTGCCAACCTTGACAATGCCGTTGTTGACATCGTTGTTACCACGCTTCATGTAGATGCGATCTTCTTTGAACATGTCTGCGATAGTCTTACCAACAGTGCGCTTGTGTACAGTCTTACGACCGAAGATGCTAGGATCAGCGTTGATCTTGTGCATCTCATCTACTTCTACATTCCAATCGCTGCGTATACGTCGTATAACTGAAATCTGTTCGTCAATGGTCATCTCTTTCTTATAGAACCCATCGCAGATGATGACATGTTGCTCAGGGGTGACGAACGCTAGTAGATAGCACGATTGCTGTGCTTGACC